GGATAAGCTGCGCGATCGGCTGGGTTTTTGTAAGGCATGACCGTTCCTTTAGTGTTTAGGGTGATTGAGACAAGTAGTTACTGGGCACCAAGGGCACAGCGGTGATGGTTTTGGGTTCCACACACCTGTCTCATGCGCTTGTTCGATACGGGCAATACGCTGGCGGTATGACCACCACTCGGCATCGGCTTGGCTAACTACCATGCTGTGCTTGACCATATCATTTTTGACGACAAACAGCAATGCGGAGTTGACCTTACGGATGTGGGGAAAGTGTTTAAACACCATGATGGACATGAGCTTTAGCTGCTCCCTGTCAGGGTACTTGTTGTTCCCTGTCTTGTAGTCCACCACCCACGCTGTAAGGTTGTCGTCGTCGATGATAAGCAAGTCAGCAATGCCGCGTACCCACACCTCTGGACCAACCCACTTGCAGGGGACTAGATCGGTTGTAAGCGCCATCTGATGCTCAACAAGTTTGCGTCCGGGCTTTTTGATAAGCGCGTCGAGCGTTGGCTTAATGAACTCGAACTGCGCTGGCAAGTCCTTACCTTCGCCGATGTACTCCTCTGCAGACTTGTGTAGCTCTGTTCCGTACAGGGTAGCGACCGTCTCGGTGAACTTGTACTTCTTGAGTACCCGCCCCTCTTGGTACTTCTTAGGGCAGCTTTCGTAATCCTTGAGCGCGGAGTGCGACCAGACAACTTTAGTCATGCCTATTTACCAATCGCAGCTTTAATTTACACCAGTGCAGAAACAGAGGCCACCAGCAATGGGACATGGCATCCATACGTTTATACGTATCTGTAAGCTCGTTCATCGTTTCCATGTGCATCAGGGCCAAGCGCTCGTACGCCACCTGTATTTTGTCTTTTTCCATTAAAACCTCGCGGAGTCAATGGCTTTCGATAGCCGGTTAGCGAACCCAGTAACAAACACTTCGTCACGGTTGAGGCTGTGTCGCCCCATGTCGTGCAGAATTGCGTGAACCAACTCGTGCCAAAACGAATCCCTAACCTCTGCGCCTGCAAGCATACGACCCGTGTGTGGGTGACGCGATGCAATCGCAATGTGTTGGCTGTCGTAGTGGACATTACCTATGATCTTCTTGTCTAGCATGGCTTCCACAATCTCGACTGAATACATCTTCTTACCTACTCGCATGCGCCTTGGGAACTGCGCTTTTAGTTTTGTTGGCATAACTTCTCCTATTGGTTATGTGGTACTGCGTTAGCAGCATATGTGTTTCTGGTTTCGTACGTTACGTCGTGTGCGTCCCTAAAGAAACATGTGTCGCCATCGAAACGAACTGTCTTACCTCGGTACGTCCAAACAGACTTTTTAATCGCTGTTCCTTTTTCAACAAAGTCCGCACCTTCTTTGGTTATGTGCCACTGCCCATTTAAGCGGGTTCCGTCATCTCGGTATGACTGAGCAACTAAACCCCAGTAGCGCAGCTTTTGAAAGTTATCCCACTGGTTTCTTGTCAGACCAAGGTCTTTAATGTTAACGATGCCGTTGGCAATATGCAGTCGCCATAAACCTGTAGCCAGTGCTTTGCTAAAAGAGTGTTTGTACTCCACCATCTTTGCGTTGCAGTGCTCGCAGTGTTTATTATTTTTCATGTGCTTCTCCTATCCTTTTGCTAGTCCATATCTACGGTGCGCACCACCGTCAGCGGCTAGGGGAATCCCCGGCAAATACTTTGGCTCCATGACCATTTGCGCCAAGACCCAAGTCTTAGCGTAAGCAACCTGTTCGTCAGGTACAACTGCAATCTGCTCATCATGAACAGTTCCAGCCACAAAATATTTTTTAGATACCCGTAGCATACCATCAGTCATGACGATCCGTGCAACTGCTTGCGTAACATTGTTGGTTACTTTCCCTGCGTACAGCTTGGTAGCGTCGTCTCCGTACACCCAGTTGAACTTCTTTGTAAGGATGCCGTCAGCATCACGCTCGTACTGCTTGCGCAGGTTGGGATACTTCAGGCTCATGCCGTTTGGCAGCACGATCTCCTCCTTGCGGAAGGTGAGGCACTTGTAGGTGTACTCCTCGCCCTCGTACAGGGATGAGTTGATAAGCCCCGAACACATCTCCCAAAACGTCACCACAGGATGCGCTGTTGCACGGTAGATGTCGATGATCTTCTTGGCAGTAACGCAGTGGATGACCAACTCTTTCATGGTGCAGATGTGCGGTATCTCCAGCAGCTTCTTGACGTTATCTTCCCAGCCCAAGAACTTGTCGATGTACGCTTGCGTAACGCCTAGCTGCCGTCCGTCTGCCTTGGTATAGCGTAGCGGTGGTGCGCCAAGGAACCCGACCAATAGCTGCTGAGCGAACGATGCCCACCCAAGCCCATACCCTGCACCAAGCAGAGCCGACTTCGCTGACTGGCGATGCACTGGGTGGCTGTCCTTGGTCATGCCCGGGATGTTGAACATCTGCGCCCCGAACTGTGCGTAGGCATCCTGACCCGAACGGAAGATGCTCAGCAGGTCTTGGTAGTCCGCTAGCCACGCCAGCACACGCGGCTCGATCTGAGACAAGTCACCCACAACAAGCTGGTGTCCAACAGGAGCCATGATCGCCTTGCGTAGGAACGACCCGCGCTTTAGGTTCTGCATGTTAATGGCGCTCCCCTTGCTGGCCGTCCACCGCCCTGACAGTGCGCCGTAGTACGACAGCGGCACAGGTAGAGTACCTCGGCCTGCGATCTCAAGGAACCGTTGCGCTCGAGTGCGCTCGGTAGTTGACTTAACCTTGAGCCGTGCCTCGCATAGCGCAGCAGCATCCTCGTTGTCCCCGTTGAGCATGGCTTGGAACATAGCATCCGTCTTAGCAAAGGCAAAGTTCATACCAATAGGCTTAGGTGTCTTGGCTGTTGGTTTCTTTTTCTTCATAGGTGGTGTTATGCCTACGGCCTTCAACAACTCAGCGAACTGTCCGTTACTTGCCAGCGCAGCATCCGTCACACCAAGGCGTGTCAGCAACTCCTCACGCTTTTCCTTCTCTTCTTCCAGCGCATTGACTAGCATCAGCTTATCAAGCACCAAGCAAGGCTGCGTGTACATCTTCAAGGTCATGTCTATGAGCCGTAGTTCCGATGAAGGGTAGCCCGCAACGAGTCGTTGGAATATCTGCTCGCACAGGTATACGTCATGTTGACAGTAAACAGCAAGCTCAGTCTCCACGGCCGCTGATATTTCAGTAAGTCCGTCTGTCGTATATACGGCTGTCCCTTTGGGGGGAAGACCAAAATCGCTTGCGAGTCTCGCGAGTGAATTGCCAACCTCCACGCCGCGTAAAGCACGCGCCATTGATAGGGTGTCGAAGATGAAGCAGGGCGTGACCCCGTACCGCCAAGATAAGATTGATCCATCAAATTGGGCGTTATGTGCCAAGATTGCTGTTCGCTCCCAGTTGTATGTTGATAGGATTCGATGAAGCTCATCTCCTCGATACCATTGAGTAACTGCGTCGCTTCCGTATACATGGATGCAAGCTCCGAACACTCTAAATAACTTATCATTACGTACATACTCCTCGTTTGTTATTTTCGACAGCGTGTAGCCAGCCTTGCTGTCCCAATAGGTTTCAAAATCAATCGTCAGTATCTGATCGTATGGTGCGCTCATTGGTTTCCTTTTAATTTAATAGCCCGCTTTCGGGAGCGCCTGACATCATCTCTTCGTGCAACTTAATAGCGCACACGCCCATCAACTCGGATGCTTCCAACTCGTCCAAGTTAACCGCCATGATCTCCACATGACCTTCGTGCTTGACCACTATCAGCGCTCCGTTCTCATCACCAACAAAGCCGCGAGACAAGCGCTCAAACAAATGAATCATGGAGTCCCTGCGCTCGGGAGTCATCTGCAGTATGCGGCTCTCGATCAGCGTTCCAATAGCGTCGAACTCTTTTGCATCCATTCAATAACCTCCTTCACCTTGTCTATGTTTGTCTCGTTGATAACGGTGGCATAACCGCCGTTCTTTAATATGGCTGCGATCTCCCGATCTTGCAGCGCTGTCGTCTTGCCCTTACCCGCCTTGAGTTCAAAGGCTACGAACGTACCGTCCACGCAGCAGATGATGTCAGGTATGCCAGCACGACCGAAGCCGTTAGCCGCAGGCATGAAGTAGTACACCCCCGCATCGTCGAGTATCTTCTTGACGGCCTTCTTTACAAGTCCTTCTGGTGTCATTTCTTAGCCCCTCGTTTTGGTTTAAGCGCAGCGATGCCAGCATCGGGTTCTTCCTCAGCTTGGGGTTCTGCTTGTGGTTGTCGCAGTGCCATGAACCTGTCGGCTATATTAAACGCCGAGTCCACTATGAGTCTGTCTTCTCGGCCACGCATCAGCAGCCCCGCCATAGCGAACATGGCAGCTAAGTCCCGTAGGTTTGTGTCGTGCTCGGTCATTTGCTAGCCTCCCAAAACAGGCGGCGTATCTCGTTGAGCGCGTCCTTGAGGTCGCCTTGGAGTTGTTCGATGTGGTCGTGTTGCTCTTGCATCTTGCGGTAGGAATCCTCAGCGAACTTTGCTAAGTTCTCGTTGTTCCATGCGGCAAAGTTTGGTATGTCATTCATGCTTTTCCTTTCGTTTTAGGTTTAGGGCAATCCTCGGGCGGTACTACTGCGCACCACACTGCATGGGGCGGCTCGTGGACTACTGGATGCCATCGGTCAATGTAAGTGTCCGGCATATTCTTCAATGCGTTACGCACAGAGTCCGGCCTCATTTCAAGACGCTCAGATATTTCTATAGAGGTAAGCCCGTCGTGGTATTGGTGCAGCAGCCTGCGGATGCTCGGGTGTGTTGACCTACTCATGTGTTTCTTCCGCAAATTTAAGCTGGGCTATTTGGTCTAGTATCCATTGGCAGTCCTGCCGAAGTGCGTTAAACACAGGCATTGCTTCAGCATCAATAACATTGTTGTGGTCGCCGTAACCATCAACTACTGTGGTGAACAAGTCCCTGAGTTTCATGTTGATCTTTAAGCCTACATCTGTATCCTCTATCACTTCCAATCGCCACATTTCTGCTAGCACAGGGATAGTGTCTTCAAGCTCGCCCTCGGTCGTATTGGATGCGTAAACGTAAAAAGTGAAGTGTCCTTCTGGAGTGACTTCCCCGTCCATTGGGCACTCGTCTATTTCAAAACTAATTGGTTTCATGCGTTCTTCTCCTTAAGTTTGGCTTCTATGGCTTGGGCAAATGTTGTTGGAGTGTGCTGTTCACAAGACCACCACGCCTCTTTCCTTTCATCATCAGTCAGCCCCACCCAAGGGCGTTTTGTGCTGTCGTGCATGTGCTTTATGTATAGGT